CGAAGATACCCAGTGGAGAATGGCTGAGGTTTCGGAACTTGCTAAGATTCGTGGAATCACTATCCAGAATATCCAAGTTTCTGAAGGTAAGGTACAGCTAGGTCAAGATAACGAGCTTGCCAAAAATATCTTTGGTACGCTTGCTTCTCTCGTTCGCGGTCATATCAACTTGATTGACTATCTTGCATGGCAGACATTGCAAACTGGTAAGATGCAGTATACTGACCAACGCACAGGTCTACGCGCAGATTTGGACTGGACAAAAGCAATTGGTATTCGTGCTAACCACTTCCCATTCCCTATTTATCAAACCGACTTTAACGGTACTGAAACTGTTGATAGTTTGAAGCGTGACTGGACTCAACATGAAACTGCTGACCCTCTGCAAGACCTTGCAGACATGCACACTCAATACAAGTACACCAATGGCTTCCCTGCTGACGAAATTGCAATTTCTGAGCGCTTGCTCCTGAACATCGCTCGTTGTAAGTCTGTGAAGGAAGCTGTAGTTGCTGCTAACGTTCTTGGTAATGTTATCACTGGTACTCCTTCGATTGACCAAATCAACGAAGTAATGAGTCGTCGTTTCTTGCCTAAGTTTGTTCTAGAAGATGGACAAGTAGAGCTTTCAGACGCAAATGGTCAGTCGGCTCCTACTCGCTTGTTAGACGAAGGTACTGTTGTGTTCTTGAGCCGTCAAGGTCAGTACAATCGTATCTTGGGTGGAACTATTGAGAACAATCAGCGTAGTGGGATTTTTCAGCGCACATGGCAGAAGACCCCAATTTTAGATATCAGCGAGTCAGTTTCGATGCAACTCATAGCTGCCCCAACCATTGCCAAAGTCGGAATGGCGCGTAAATGTGCAAAAAATACGAATATTGCATCTTCTGTTTCTTTAGCTGATTTTCAGCAATACGATAGTTCTAGAGGTCAGATAGTCATTTCCTAACCTTAGTTGAACTAACTAAAAATTAAATCCCTCTTCCGACGTATTGTTGGACTAGGGATTTTTGTTATACTAAATATGTGGATACCGATAGCTACGGGAAAAGGTTTCTGGAACCCTGCCACTTTCTAATTTTCCAGATTAACCAGTAAAAATTAATGACAAAAGTTCAAGGTATTTATAAAATTACCAATATAGTAAATGGTAAATTTTATATAGGCAGCAGCGTAAATTTAAAAAATAGGTTGGCAAATCATTTTTCTAAGCTTAGAAACAATAAGCATTCCAATATTTATTTACAAAGGGCTTTTATAGTTCATGGAGAAGCTAACTTTAAAGCTGAAATTGTAGAAGTGACTGATAATCTACACCAATCTGAATTACTAGATATAGAACAGAAATATCTTGATGATATAGAGGATTGGAATACCTCCTATAATCTGACAAAAAATACCAAAGCTTTTGGGACTATATATGCAGATGAAACTGAAAAAAGAGCTAAAAAATCTGCCAGAGTAATAGGGAAGAACAACCCCTTTTACGGTAAGGCTCATTCCCAAGAAAACAAAATGCTTATGACCGAATCGAAAAGAAAAAGAGGAGGTAGTGCCTATAGAAAATCTGATAGTGCAAGATGGGAAACAAGTATTAAGGTAGATAAAAAAGCAATTTATCTAGGGTCTTACGAAACTGAGAAAGAAGCTTGTTATGTAAGAATTTTAGCTGAAAAATTTTACTGGGACAAAGATGATTCTGTAAAAGAAGAATTAGATAAGGTTCAATTAAGCAGCCCCAAAAAGTCTAGAAAGCTACCGTCTGGTGTTTACAAAAAAGGTAAATATGACAAGTACGAAGCTCGGTTAGTTATAAACAAGCAAAAAATCTATATCGGTACGTTTAATACTCCAGAGCTTGCACACGCAGCCCGACTCGCAGCCGAACAATCTCTGCTATTATAAATACATCTACACTTATACAAAAATGACCCAGAAGACACCCCCACGCATTTATCGCATCTTCCCTGCGTATATTAACTCAGACGGTCACACTGTCTTAGCAGGTGAGTATAAAGAATATGAAATCAATCTTGATGAAGCCAGAGCCAAATCGACTGCAATCCTAGTTAACGCCTCGGACTTTCAAAATATCCAACCCACAACCGCAGCTCCCGACATCAACTTCATCGCAAGCAATGACGTTAGTTTCCAAAACATCCCCGTCATAGTCAGCGTCAAAAAGCTTAAAATCAACTCTTGCGAACCTTCCGAAATTGAAGCTCTCAAGTTCGTTGGCAAAGTAGCGACCCAAAAAATTACCGAAGCTCGTAAAGATGCTAAAATTGAATCATATTCACAACTAGACCGCATCGCTCCACTCAAGAGCAAGAAATGGGAAGACATCGCCGTTATCGACTTTGAACTGCCCGACCCCACTCATGGTCTAGTATACGAAGGACTCAAGACATTCGGCTACACCGCAGAAACCACAAATGGAAAATCAGCTTAAAGCGCCAAACCTACCCAAGATGAAACAAGGGGCAATGAAACCGATGTTCGGTGAACGTTTGCCCCAAGCTCGTATGGGCGCAACCAACAAAAAAAGTGGCGGTTTCACAGCACCAGTAGTAAAGCGCCGCAAAGGTGTAATCTCAGCAGGTATGGGCAAGAACATGACATTCGCATTTATGAACACTAACCTAGCTAACTTCAGCTCAGACAAGCCCTCACTTCTTTTTTCTGCCAACGAGCGCCAGCGAGTAGCCGAGTTCCTAAATTTAACTGGTCGCCAACGATACTACAGCATCGACGACATTCCCGACGATGAACTAGCCGAAATGACTGACCAACAAATTAACGAAGCAATTCACAGGCAACAGGAAGTAGAAGCCAAAAACAAAATCCGTGAAAGTGCGAACAACCGAGCCAACTATCGTGCCAAACTAGATACATTCCGCGAAGGTAGGTCTGCTATTCGTCAAGGCTATCTACCTTATGTTGGAAAATTACTTTACGGGTAAATTATGAAATACGCAAACATTCAATCCCTAACACGTAAGCTTAAAGGTCGATTAGAAGTAGTTGAACAAGAGACATCAGGCATCACTGGTATTGCTACTCAAGAGATTGACGAAGCTACTGTTGAAATGCTTGTAGATGAAGTGGAATTAGGGGATATGGATACCTATCTTCAAATGATTTATGAGTTTCCTTTAAAGCTTACTGAACCTTCTACAATTAATTATCTAAAGATGATTGCAGAAGACATTTCTATTGCCAAAATCATTGACTTCAAATTTCCTCGTCAAACCGATGGCGAAGCTAATAATGATGGATTCAGTCAAATAACTTTACAACGAGGCTTAGACCGTTTACAATCCCTATTCGCTGGTACTGGAATCTTTGTAGCTGGTGCAAACGCTGGTCTTCAAGCAATTCAAAACGACCCAAATGCTTCTCAACAACAAAATAGAAACATTGTTTTAGCAGGTGAAGTACTTAAAGAGTATATTGGCTACGATTTTAATGGGGATGGTACGAGTGACACTGATATTTTTAAAAAGAACCTAAATGTTGAACCTAGTTTCTATTGTGCTGACGACTTTAATGAAATTGTAGGCACTAATGATGGTAATTTTATCGAAAATGGTGTGCAAACAAGACGCAATCGTTATGTTACCCCATACTCTAACAACTATCGCAATCCTGATACTGTGAGCTTTTGGTAATAAATGTTTATTGAACGCCCTAGCTACCCTGCAAATTATAAGTTTCTTGACATAGACCTCCAAACTATAGCTGCATATATTCGTAATGAAGTTAACATCACGTTTAATACAGCTCTAGGGGGTAAGAAAGCTATTTCGAGTTATACCGTAGACAACACCAACAAGTTGCCTCTAGGAACGAATATCTACCCACTACTGAAGATATTTCGCAATGAGGAGTCCTCACTATTCCCAATCGGGGCAGGAGATGTAGTTAGCCTCACAATTGCCTATGTTTTAGCCTATAGTGCCAAAGATACAGCATCAGGGCTTACTTTCCACGTAGCTAAAGAAATAAAGCGTATACTTCAAAACAGTGAAGTTGATGAGGTAATTCCTTTTACTATTGACAAAGAACAGGGCATCACAATTAAATATGAGTCTGCCACAACTACTGACCTTATTTACGATTACGCCAAAATAAACTGTGCAGTCTTTGCTTATTAGCATCTCTGATATAATTGAATAAAATCTTATGCATAAGAAGAAAAACTAAATGTCAAATATCCAAGTCGCTTTAGGTGTAGCTAATCCTAAAGTTCTCACAACTCTAGACCTTGGCACTAATCCAGTCAAAAATATTGGAGATGCCGAGTACATTCCTATTACTATCGCTTTAGCTCAGGCTGATATCACTGCGTCTGTTATTCCTATTGCAACCGAATCTAAGCTAAGAGCTGTGGTTGCTGGCGCATTTGATAATGTGCGTGTTGGAGACTTTATTACCGCAGTTGCAACTGGCTCTCTAACTGCCAAAAGCAATGTAGCAGTCAACAACGTCTATTTGGCTTCTGGGCTAAAAGAAATCACCTACGACGAAAACTACAACAGCACCAACCTTGGTGTTAAGTCAGGCGATGCTATTACTGTAGCGTCTGCGGGGACTGGTATTCCTGCAAACACTATTGTCACTAAGATTGATTATGTAGCTCGTAAAATCTACATTGACAAAGCCTTAACCGAAAGTAAAGTTGCTAGTGTCAGCGTAACCCCTAAGATTCGCGTTACAGCCGTTCGCAAGTCCACCGCAACCGCAAATGCCAACGAGATTGATTTTGATAGCACAGTGGCGACTACAGGCGTAGCTGGTAACGTTACTATCAAAGGCGGCGCAGTTGATGGAGTTTATACTGTAATTCGCGTACTTCCTTTGGATAATGCTGTCAATGCTAAGGCGACTGTATCTATTGCTTGTGCTACCTTGGACGGCTCTGAAGTTAAAGGAAGTACCGAAGGATTTAACGGTCTTGCCTACGATACCCTGACCTACAGTAACATCGGACAATATCAGACTGACCTCGACTCTTATCGCACCAAAGCTGGTGTAGCTGCACCTACTGGCTAATAACACAACATGGCTATCGAATGCCTCGGAACTAAATATTTTGCCATCAGTAGCCTTTTTGTTAAAAGCATTGATGGCAATTTTTTTACCTTTCCCGCACCTTACAGCATCACTATCGAGAGTGACTTCAAAAAGAATAGCACCATAGAGATATGCTATGCTAGTTTCTACGAAAGTCCGCTCATATTGGACTACATATTTGACTTATTTTTCTACGTCATATCTTTTGACGGGAAAATAGAAACCTTCTTTCTGCGGTCTGTGCATCAGAAAGAAGAACCACGAAATGAGTCGTATGGTTACAAAGGAATATATAGCTTCCAACCCGACTTGATTTTACAGAATAATACACTACTCAACGAAAAAACAGAACTAGGACAATTCTATGGCAGCCTCCTCAACCTCAAACAAACCATCCTACCAAACCCTAGAGGTACTTCTTGACGACGGCAAAAAAGTCCGTATCAAGCGCGTACCTCAAAGTGACCTTAAGCAACTTATTGCATTACAAGATGAATTGCTTGGTCTGTATATTAAAGCTGATGGAGCTTTAGCAGAATTACTAGTGGATGAATCCGTTGTTGAAGTT